GTGAAGATGATGCAAGTGGCGATGATTCAGGTAAAGTATATATCTTTGATCCTTCAACTGGATCATTACTTCACACATTAGACAACCCAAATCCCTATGGAACAAGTGCAGGTGATTCCTTTGGAAATTCAGTAGATATCTCAGAGTCTTATGTCATAGTAGGTGCCTCTGGTGAAGATGATGCAGGTGGCACTACTTCAGGTAAAGCCTATATCTTTAATCCTTCAACTGGAGCATTACTTCACACCTTAGATAACCCAAATGCCTATGGAACAAGTGCAAATGATTACTTTGGAACTTCGGTATCTATATCTGAATCTTATGCCATAGTCGGTGCGTTTCTAGAAGATGAGGACGCCTTTTCCGAGGCAGCTGGTGATGCGGCAGGCAAAGCCTATATCTTTGATCCTTCAACTGGATCATTACTTCACACCTTAGATAACCCAAATGCCTATTTTAGAGGTGAAGATGATAACTTTGGACTTGCGGTGTCTATATCTGAATCACATGCCATAGTAGGTGCCCCTTACGAAGATGATGGTTTTAATAATTCAGGTAAAGCCTATATCTTTGATCCTTCAACTGGATCATTACTTCACACCTTAAATAACCCAAATGTATACGGTACAAGGGATAATGATCGATTTGGACGGTCGGTAGCTATATCTGAATCATATGCCATAGTAGGTGCCCCTGAAGAAGATTCTGCAAGTGGTAAGTCGACAGGCGTAGCCTATATCTTTGATACCTCAGATGGATCATTACTCTACACCTTAGAACACCCATACGGTACAAGTGCTTATGATAACTTTGGACTTGGGGTGTCTATATCTGAATCACATGCCATAGTAGGTGCCCCTTATGCAGATGATGCAGGTGGGTATAGTTCAGGTAAGGCTTATATTTATAATTAACGCACAGATAGGAGGATAAACAATGTACGTTAAAATCACAAACGGCTCAGTAGATACATACCCATACTCAGTGGGGCAACTACGCCGTGACAATCCAAACACTTCTTTTCCTAAGAAAATACCAGAAGCAACACAGGCTTCTTACGGTATGTATCCTGTAACGATTGCAGATGAACCAACTTACGATTCATCAACTCATAAAGTACAGCAAGCAGAAACGCCTACCTTGGTTGATGGCGCATGGACAATTACTAAATCTGTTGTTGCTTTAACTGCCGAAGAAATCCAAGCGCCAACTGACGCAAAAGCTGCTAGGGTACGCTCTAAGCGTGATAGCTTGCTTGCTAAAACAGATTGGACAGGCTTATCAGATGTAACCATGTCTGCTGAGATGGCAACATATCGTCAAGCCCTGCGTGACATCACAACTCACGCTAACTTCCCCAATTTAGAAGAGGCCGATTGGCCCGTAAAACCATAAGGAGTAGACATGAGTCGTATACGTGACTTTATACGTTACATTCGTAGTGTACGTAGACTAGAAGAAGAATCTGTATTAGAAGCAGATACAGTAGAAACTACAGCTCTTACATCTACTAGTGTAACTGCTACAGCTCTTACAACATCTTCTATTGATCTAAATGGTGAAGTAGTAGAACAAGTGTACACGCTTACGGGTACTAATCTTGACCCTGCTAACGGAACTATTCAAGTGCTAACACTTGTAGCTAATACAACGTTAACTTCTAGCCTCGCTAATGGTGAGAGTATTACGCTGATGATTAACGATGGTGCATCGCGCACTATCACTTGGCCCACAATGCAGTGGGCTGGTGGTGAAGCACCCACTCTCGCAGAATCTGGCTACTCAGTCGTTACTCTGTGGAGAGCAGGGAATGTTCTATACGGGTCTTCTGTAGGGGATATGGCGTAATGTTATCCAACAAGCTACGTATGGGCGGCGGCGGCGGCGGCGGTATCACCCCTGGATATTACTCTATAATAGCTTCTACAGGTAATAATGATAGCGCAGATCCCAATATTATTAATATTTACTATCGTAGGTCACTCATCCATTTTGTTTACACCGCAGCCGAAATTCAAGCGGCTACGGGCGCCACCAGCGGGACAATCAGCGCCCTGAGATTTAATGTTGTAGGAGAACCTGCATACCAACCGTTGCCTGACTATGCTGTCGGCATTAAAAATGGTACATTTAGCGGAGACCCTGGATACACGGGATACACGATTGTCTTTGGTCCAAGTGCTGAAAATTTTTACGCAAACTCAGAGAAATTCCTCGGCTTTGGTTCTAATACCTTTGTTTGGACAGGAGGAGATTTAGCATTTGCTTTTGCTTGGGGTCAGTGCCCAGAAGACTATGACGAGTCAGGTGTAACTCCAATCGGGTCTGGGACGATGTATTTCGACCAGTCAGACAGCTCAGGTGCATATACAATCAATTCCGATAGTACAGGTGACTATATGAATTATAGACCAGTTATTGAATTATATTTTGCTGGGTGATACGCCAACGAAGCCAAGGCTCGTATTGAAGCAAACCGTCAGGGTAAAGTCCTTGAGGAAAAAACACAAAAATAAAGGGCTATTAATGAGTAAAAGAAAATCTCGCTATGCTACTAAGACAAATGTTCATCAACTAGGTTTTCATGTAATACCTAAAAATGATAAACAAGATAAACTTATACGAAGTATTAAGATGTACCCGATTGTAGTAACAATTGGGTGCGCTGGTACGGGGAAGACTTATTGTAGTGCAGGGACAGTTGCTCAGTTATACAAGCAAGGTAAGTATGATAAAATTGTACTTACCAGAGCAAACGTACCCACAGGTAAAACTCTTGGACACTTTCCAGGAACTATACAAGATAAAATGACACCTTGGTTAATGCCTATGCTTGAAGTTTTAGAAGAAGCTTTAGGTAAAAGCAAATACCAGTATATGTTAAATAAAGGCGAGATTGAGATACAACCTATTGAGACTATTAGAGGGCGTTCTTATAAGGACGCTCTTGTACTAGTTGATGAGGCCCAAAACCTCACTATAGAAGAGCTTAAAGCTATTAGCACTAGACTAGGAAAGAACTCTAAGTTAATTCTTATGGGGGATCCGGCTCAGTCAGACGTTAAACATGGCGAAGACTTAGTTAGATTTTGTAAGTTAATTAAAAGAGCAGGTATACAATTACCTGTTGTAGAGTTTACAGTAGATGATATTGTTCGGAGTGATATTGTTGCTGACTTAGTTAGAATGTTTATATCAGAGAAAATATAACAATCTCTAGGGGATAGAATACCTGACGTTAAAGAAGGTTGGGCTATCCCCTAGTAGTATTAAAGGTGATAAATGTATTATACAGTAGAAGAAATAACTAGTGCTTTAAAACAAGCAAAAGATAATATAAATAACAGAACAGGTAAAGTAGATAAATTTACATGGGGGTACAATGACTGTTTTTGTTTTCTTATTGAATATGATAAGGCACTAAAAGGTAAAAAATCAAAAGCAGAAGAAGTTAAAATAGAGTATAACAATCCAAAAGAATATTTATTAGGATTGAGAAAACAAGGATTTACACTTAAATCTTTTGCTGAGTATTGTAATTATGAAATACGCCCCGACTTAAGGCCCCAATATGGTGATATTGGTTACATGGATGGTTCTGCTGTAATAGCAGAGAATGGTCACTGGGTCACAACTGATGAAGACAATTCAGGAATAAAACAAGGTTCTCGCTATATGTTTTTAGATAGGCGATTGAACCTTTTAGCCAGACCATTAAGGAGCTAACTATGAAATATTATTACGAAGGCTATGAGATTCTAGCCCCATTAACTATTGCTTCAAACGAACCTATGTTTGATGCTGATACTATCTCTCTTAAAAAGCAGAGATCAACACAGGGTGCTCAACGTTGGGAGCTTTCCTTTGGGATTGCAACCACAAGCCCTGCAGATGCACTAATAAGCATAGCTAGTTTTGATACTGTTAAAACTATGCCTATGCCTCAATTAACTGATGTGGATAGCCGTCTTAGTTCAGTTAACTACCCAAAGGGTGCCTTTGTTACAGGTAGCAATAATAAGGTCTATATGGTAAAGACCGATGCCGCCTCTGTGGTAGACTCTAATCTTTATCCAACACCTCCTAGCGGGTTAACATACTCGACAGTAGCTAATGCTACTATTAGGTATTATAGAGAAGTTAGTGACCTGAGAGGCATAACCTTTAACGATGGAATTTTGGCTAGCCCGGGAACTATTAGTATTATTGAGGCTTTGTAATGAGAACATTTAGTAGCACAGTACAGTCTTTAATTAACCAAGATACAGTTGACTTTTTCTTTTTAATTGACTTGGAATTTGATACACACCATAGGCTTTCATCTTTACCTTATGAAGTAGAGTATCCTCCTAGTTCAGGGAATACTTATGCAGCTAACGGTGCTATTCTAGAAGTAGACTCACCAAAGTTTTCTTCAGTAGTAGATCGTGAGTCTTATAGAATAGTAGTTGTTGAAGATGATGATAACACTTTTAAGGGTGAAATTGAAAATAACGTTGTTGGTAAGAACATAACAGCTAGGGTTGGTTTCTTTGACTCTAATGGAGACCCTGTTCTTAATGTTGATGACACCCTGCTTGTCTATAAAGGTTACGTAGATAGCCCTGCTATCAGTAACAACTTTGATAATAAGATTGTTACTTTTGAGGGTACTTCTCCAATGGCAGACCTCGATATGGTTATATCCTTTATTGGTTCTAAGAACGGTATTAAACAAAAAGATAGCAATGATGAAAGCTTTAGCAATGTCTATGGCGAGTCAATAATTAAACTTAAGTGGGGGAAAGTCTAATGGCATTACCACCGACATTTTTAGGCAAAACAGCCCTCCAGTGGTTTACTTTCGCAGTTTCAACTGCTTATCAGATTGCTCAACATAACAAAATGAAACGTGAGGCCGACAAGAGAAAAGGCTTTGCAATTAACACCCGTGGGGAAGCTACCCATATTCCGATAGTTTACGGAAAACAAGCCGTAGGCTTTATTGAGGCCAACCACAAAACTTTAAACTCTTTCACTTACTCTGCCCCAAACTCTGGCGGTACGGAGTGGCACTCTAAAAACTCCTTCTTAAATCAAAACAGAGGTGCTGGTAAGAACAGCCTCTTAATTATGGATGGCGCTATTTGCCAAGGAGGTATTGAGGGTGTACAAGGTATAGAGGTTGATGCAAGACAGTACAACAAAGATAAGAAACACCGGCATGTGTTCCACACTTATAACACTCAGTTAGCCAGTACCTCTTCTTTAGGTTCTTCTAATGGGCTTGGTGATAATCATTTCTTTACAGGTTTGTCTCACTCTACTGCTGCGTTTCTATTAAACAGAGACGACTATAACTACAATGGCATACCTAATGTCACTTTCTTTGTTAAAGGTCGTAAGGTTCGCCCTGTAATTAATAGTGGCGGCAGCTATAGCCTAGGTGCATACATCTACTCAAATAACCCTTCATGGTGTTTACTTGACTACCTTTTAGGGGATCATGGTCGAAATATTAATGTTTCTGATGTGGATCTTGAGTCTTTCTATAATGCAGGTACAATCTGTAATACTACAGTAATGAATAATGTAACCGTTGCAGGTTCTGTTAACGGTGAATATCCAATTGAAGCCTATAACACTCTTAACGACTTTCCTGATGTAACGTCAGATGATACCAGTGAAGAGACTTATTACAAGGCGGTAGACACTGGAAACTTCTATACGTTTACTCAGACAGGTACTGAAGAAGAACCTAATGGTAGCTATTCTTCAGCAACACTAGGAACCAGAAGTATTCCTCTTTACGAGTGTAATATTAGCCTTGACTCTGAGCAAACTGTCAGAGATAACATTGAAGCTATTCTTAACACAATGCCCCTTTCTGTTCTTACTTGGACATCTGATGGTAAGTATAAACTTCAACTAGAATACCCCTCTGATCAGACAGAGCTAGAGGCCTTAACTGTTAAGACTTTTAATAATGATAATATTATCAGAGATAGTATTGACCTACAGTGGGCAGCTGCTTCAGAACGTTATAACTCTGTAACAGTGACTTTCTTGAATGAACATGAAAACTTCAAAGAAGATAGTAAAACTTGGCCCGATAAGGAGACTGCTGCAGGACGAGCACTTTCTGCAACGCTATTGTCACAAGACAATAATCAGCCAATGTCTACAGATATTAATCTAACAGGCATTACTGATCCCTATCATGCCTTAGCTCATGCTGAACAAATTGGTCGTCAGTCTAGAACTTTCCACACGCTATCCTTTGTGGCAACAAAAGAAGCTATTGGTTTAGAGCCTGGAGATTTCATTAAGGTAGAGCTTCCATTATCAGACATTGATGCTGTGTACAGAGTTAACTCTACAGAAATTTCTGAAGACCTTACAGTCAAGATTGATGCATTCTATATTGACATTAATGGTTATGCTTGGAATGTTTCTGATAATGATCTTCCAGGAGTTACCGAAACTAACCCTACTAACTTTGATCCAGATCTGATTACTAACTTGTCTTGGTCAACAACAGCGCTTTACAATGGAGTGGCTTCAGGTAGTTTGTCTTGGACAGCGGCTGATAGTGATGTACTCTATTATATCGTTCAAGCTTCTAACGATAACCAGACAACATGGTTTGATCTAGGAACAACTACAGGATCTGTTTTTGATGTTACTGCCTTAGCACAGGGCAGCTATCATTGGGCAGTAAGAACAGTTGCACCTAACGGTCAGGTATCCGGTAGAGTTGTTATTGGACCTTATTCACTATTGTATACTGGGCCTCGTACTCAAGATTACATATACGGGACTACTGCGAATCAGGATACTAATACTCAGTCTTATAATGATACCCTGAGTGAAACTAGTTATCCTTATGTTGCAGTTATTGACTATAAACCAGACGAACAACCCACGTTACCCGTAAGATCTTCTAGTGGTATTACTTTAAACTTTTTATCAAGAACTGCAACGTTAGTAAGAGAGTTAAGTGTTTATCAAAGATCTTTATCAACACCCTCTGCACCCAGTGGCGGTAGTTATAACTTTTCAACAAATACTTTAACACCACCAAGTGGTTGGTATAATTCTGTCCCTATAGGGGTTGGGCCTGTTTGGATTTCAAATTCTCAGGCGGAAGGTCTATCAGCTACCACTAACGCTACACCAGCTAGCTGGTCTTCTCCTGCTATTTTAGGGCAAGATGGTGAAGATGCAGGTGTATTGATTGTCTATGCAGATGATGCAAGTGGTACAAACAAGACTACTACTTATAGTAATCAAGAGTATGTATTGTATTATGAGTATGCAGGTACAGCACCTTCCGTAAGTACTGTTACAGGTACTTGGGTTAAATTTGTTGGTGATGACGGAACTTCGGGGCAAGGTATTTGGCCTATTTATGCAACTAACGCTTCGGGTAGTAGCCAATCTTTTACAATAGGATCTAGAGAATATGTAACCTTTTATGAAAGTATTTCTCAACCTACTTTACCAGTAAGTGGACAGACTTTTGTTAAGTTTATTGGAGATGACGGTGTTACAGGAGATGATGCTCCAAGACTAACAACTGTAAGAGTTTATCGTGGTGCAACAAGTCAACCCTCTGCGCCCAGCGCAACCATCACTTGGTCTAATTTAGCCGTTAGCGGGTTAACTTCGGGTTGGTCCTTAACAGCACCCACTATTGACGCTTCTAGTACAACTACCTTTTATTTTAGTGATATTAGTTTTACTGACCCCACTGGAACAGCCTCTAGTACTGATGCGACAGGCACTACTCCTACACGTAGTGTAAACTTTGATGGTATTGTTAGTTTTACTAACCTTAATACCCGTTTGGCAGATGCTACTACGGTTATTGATGGCGACAGAATTACTACAGGTACGATTGATGCTACTCAAGTAAATGTTACTAACATTCGAGCAGACAGTATTTCTGTAGGTACTGGTACTATTAACACAGGAGTCATTCCTACGCTTAACCAAAGTAAAATTAGTGGACTTACAACAGATTTGTCTAATGTAAATACTGTAGCGAGTAACGCTCAGTCTACAGCTGATACGGCGGTTAATGATGCTTCTACAGCTCAGTCTACAGCTAATACAGCGCAATCTACTGCCGATACTGCTCAATCTACAGCTAATACTGCTGAGTCTACAGCAAATACAGCTCAATCTACAGCAAATACAGCTCAATCTACAGCTAATACGGCTAACAGCACTGCTAATACAGCTTATACTACTGCTATTGGTAAGATTAAAAGTTATTATCAATCTAGCACACCAAGTGCATCTGCTGTAGGTGATATCTGGTTTAATACTAGTCAACAAAAGAACTATTATTGGACAGGCTCCTCTTGGCAACCTGTAGCTTTAACAGCAGACAGTATTGCTGCTAACTACGTTTATGCAGGTAGTGTTAATGCCAGTCAAATTAATGCAGGTACTATCAACGCAGACCGTATTCCCACTATGGCAACTAATCAGTTCACCACTATGTCAGGTCTATATGGGAACCGAAGCGGTGATACTGATGACCCTGCCGCTACAGGTATAATAACTACTCTTTATTATACCCCAAGTTCTTCTTCTAAGGTTCTTCTTAGTTTTTACGCAGATGTTACTTTTGAGCAAAGAGGGGGCGGTGAAGGGTCTTATGCTTTCGCTACAGATGTGTATTTAAACAACTCCCTTGTAATTGTAATGGGAGGCGGCGCAAGCACTGATGGTCCGGTTAGCGCTAAATTGCAAGGATTTCACTCATTCAATTCATCAGCAACTCAGCAAACAATACAAGTGCGTTGGCGGCAGTTTAGAGGTCGTAAAGGCAGAATGCAAATTCATAGTGGGTTTGTTGCTGGGCTCTTTACTCAAACATAAGGATTTTAAACAATGAATGAAATTGATTGGAGCCAAGTAGACTTTAAAAATCTAGACTACTTAAAAATGTTAAGAGTTCAACGAGACTGGGCACTGGCTAAATCAGACCGACATATGTTCTGGGACAGCCCACTAACAGATTCTCAAAGACAAGAGTGGGCTACCTATCGCCAAGCCCTGCGTGATTTGCCAGAAACCACAGAAGATCCAGAAAACCCAGTGTGGCCCGAGCCACCACAGTAAGGAGAATATTATGAGTTATAATTTAAGCCAGCGCTCTCTAGGTAAACTAGAGGGCGTTGACCCTAGTCTTGTAGCCGTTGTAAAACGAGCTATTGAATTAACTAAAGTAGACTTTGGTGTAGTTTATGGTATGCGTACCGTAGAAGAACAAGAAAAGCTTGTTGCTGCAGGTAAGTCTCAAACAATGAAATCAAAACACCTAGAAGGTCGTGCAGTAGATCTTATGGCTTATGTAGATGGTAAAGGATGTTGGGAACTCAACGTCTATGATGATCTTTGTGATGCCATGAAGGAAGCCGCCAAAGAACTAGGAGTAGCAATCAAGTGGGGTGCTGCTTGGTCAGAGGGTGATATCAGAAGCTATCCAGGAACAGCAGAAGATGCTATGATGGCCTATGTTGACCTCAGACGCTCACAAGGGCGTAGACCATTTATAGATGGACCTCATTTTGAGCTTATCTAAGGTAAACAAAATGGCACAAACTATAGTTGATGATTGGAAAGTTATCCCCAGACTAATGATGCTGGCAGTAACAGTTTTAACATATCAGGCAGTCCATTGGTATATGGCGCTCCCAGACCCCACTGTACAACAGAGCGGATTAGTCTCTGTTTGTATGGGAGCCTTAACAGGTTGTTTTGGTATTTGGATGGGTAAAGAATCTAAGACTACAGTAACGCCTATGGCAGTAGTTCATGAGGAGAAATACTCAAAATGATACAAGCACTTATAGGTCCAATTGCCGAACTAGCAGGAGGCTGGCTTAAAGGTAAAGCAAGCGCACAAGCTGCTGCTGTAAACCTTAAATTAGTTGAGGCCGAAGCTAAAGCCACCATAATGAAATCAGCAGCTACATCTGAAGCTGACTGGGAAAGAATTATGGCGGAAGGCTCTAAAGAGAGCTGGAAAGACGAATGGTTGACAATACTCTTCTCTGTCCCGCTTATCCTAGCCTTCTTTGGTGATTGGGGTAGAATTATTGTAGAACAAGGCTTCGCAGCCCTAGAAGTAATGCCAACTTGGTATCAATACACTCTTGGTGTAATTGTTAGTGCTAGCTTTGGTGTTCGTTCTGCAACCAAGTTCTTTGGTAAAAAGTAATAAGTAATTTTTAATTGTAGATGAAAGGAAAGTAAAGTGTTTGTAGCGATCTTATTAGTCTGCAACTTAGAAACAGAAACCTGTGAAGTAGTTAGTCAAAAACAAATGCTAAAGACGGAGGAACAATGCTATGTTCAGTTGGGCCTTGGTATGAATTACTTTGAAGATCTGGGCTATGAAATTCCCGTATATCGATGTTTACGACTAATTGAAGAATACGAAAAGGCATAAATAATAAATACCCGCAAATAATGATAAGAGACAGGAATCAAACTTTCCTGACAGTCTCTTCACTAGCCACCCTCTAGGAATCACCTGGGGGGTGGCCTTGATAACTAGAGTAAAAATACCCGCAAATAATGATTAGGGGGCCTCCCTATTAATATATTAAAATATACATTTAAGACTATAATGTATGTTTATGTATATTAAATATACTTAACAAACAACAAGGGCATATAAGCCCATTTAAATAAAATGAGGTAATTATATGGCACTAGTTAAGACAGCTGCTAGTTCTCATAAGCGTGGTGTAGAAACACCTACAGCATCTTATTTGTCCTTAAAACCACTCTGGAAAAAATCCCGCAGTGTTTTACAGGGACAAGCTCATGCTAAGGCTCATGATGAATACATTGAACACGATTATTCGAATCTATTGATTCCTTTTTCTCCTTCAATGACACAACAACAATACGACTTCTATAAGGCAGAGGCAGAGCTACCGGGGTTAACTACACAATACGCCCGAGTGCTAATTAGCGCCTTGCTTCGGAAACCCTCACGGTTAGAGTTACCCGATGATGTCCCAGAAGAGGCCTATGACTGGCTAACTAAGGACTTTACCTTAGATGGCGCTTCAATGTTTAACTTCCTTGATTCGGCTATCTGGGAAGAGTTACAAACTTCTCGTGCTTGGATTTACGTTGATACTCCCAAAGTTAACGCCGAACAGTATGATATCATGACAGACGAAGAGCGTATGCGTATTGCGCCATACCCCACAGTCATGAAGGCTGAGAATGTTATTAATGTTCAGCTAAAAGAACACCCTATTACTCGTATTAAACAATTGTCTCGTTGGATTACTAGGTATATTGCTAAAAGCTACAGTGATGATAACCCTTGGCACCCTAGCTTTGTGGACACAGTCGCAGACCACTACATTGACGAGGCTGGGGGTCTAGTGATTGATATCTATCAACGTAAGGATCCCAACCACAGTGTCGATGCTGTAAATGGTGAACTTCGTCAGGACTACGAAGACGAAGTAGAATCTGGATTTATTAAAGTTGAAACAATGACACCAATGAAGTTTGGTGAAAGACTAGAATTTATTCCTGCATGGCCCTTAAATGGTCAATTAGAACCTATCGAGCCAGTTCTTATGCCCCTTGTAGATCGTGAAGTTGCTCTTTATAACAAGGTATCTCGTAGAAACCACTTATTATACGGTGCTGCAACTTATACTCCTGTTGTACAATCTGATATGACAGATGAGGAATTCGAGGAAATTGTTAACGCAGGATTAGGTACTTGGCTACGTGTTCGCAAGGATGAATCAATTTCTGTTCTTGAAACGCCTACAGCTGCCTTGGCCGATATGGAAAAGGCTATTGCTTCTACAGTACAAGAAATGGCCAAGATGGGGATTCGTATGCTTTCCCCAGAGCAAGCAACCTCCGGCGTGGCTCTTGAAATCCGTAATGCGTCTCAAACCGCACAACTCGGAACACTTAACTCTAAAATCTCAGGCACTATGCAGGAGGTTATTGCATTCATGATGAATTGGAAATACAACCTAGATCTAACAGGTAATGATATTGTATTCCAATTATCTTCAGATTTTTCACCTATGGTAGGTGGAGAAGGTGCAATGCGTCTAGTATCTGAATGGTATCAGTCTGGTATTATTAGTCGTGAAACTTTTGTTTCTATTGCTAAGTACAATGACTTCTTACCTGCAGACTATGATGACGAAAAGGCAGTTGGTTCAATCCAAACTGATCCTCTCATCGGTACAACTCCCGATACAGAAATTACTCTCGATGAAGAATAGGATGGTGGGGCTTCGGCCCCGCCTCCCAGTAATGGAGAAGCTTAATGGCTACCGTCAACGATAAAATATTTGACCGTATTGTAGATCACATGACAGATGTAAGGCTCTATGAAAACGGTGTACAAAAACAAAACAGAGCGATTCTGAAAACACATCGCAAGAATTTAAGAGATATATTGGTAAAAGATATCCGTGGTGATGTAAAACCTGAAGTGACACGCTTCGGAAAGGAACTCCTTGGACATAATACAAAGTCTTTAAGTGAGTTCTCTAAGTCCCAATTATCCTTCCACTCAAATAACATTGATGCGGAAATTAAAAAGTTCTATCGAACAAATAAACCTAAAACTAAAGAACTACTAGCAGAAATCTCTGGCCCTAATATTAAAGGTGTACGAAAGATATCTTCAAATATTAGCAACATTTCTTCTGGTGAGCTAGTGCGCATTCAGTCTAAAGTCAAGGCAGGTCTTGCCAAAGGACTATCTAAGAATGAAATTATTGCTGATGTTATGAAAACAACTAAGATCACAGAACATCAAGCTAAAACCTTAACACGCACCTCTATCACAAGTACTCAGACACAGGCCCTAAATCAAGTTATGGATGCTAACTCTGAGGTATTAGAGGGTTATATGTTTACAGCTATACTTGACGCTCGTACAAGCCCTATTTGCTCTCACCATAATGGCAGAGTCTATAAGCTTGACGAGATGCAGTATAGGCCTCCGCTTCACTGGAACTGTCGATCTTCAATGGTTCCTGTTGTTAAGTCTAAAGAACAACTAGCCGCTGTAAAAAGCAAAAACATAAAAGAGCGTGGCCTTAAGAATACGCAATCTGCCGATCTTGATGGCAACCCCTCTAGAATAAAAACATTTGGAGAGTGGTTACGCAGACAACCAACTGATACCCAAGCTAAGATACTTGGCGGAGAGCGTCAGGCTACTTTGTTTCAAAAAGGAAGACTAAAAGCTGAAGAGTTTGTAAGTCCAGAAGGTAAAGCACTTTCTATCCGTGGCCTTATGCGCCGTGCTAATACTACAGTACGTAGGCCAACTGCTTCGAACATATCTAATACTACTCTGAGGTTTAATACACCCGATGAGTTAATGTCATCTAAGAGTAGTACACAGGCTTTAAAAGATTTCTTCAAGGCTGATGCCGCAGAAAACGCACAGTCATTGTCTCTTGTAGACTACAAGGGTAACTCCCTCGCTCAAAAACAGAGTGCAAGACGATATTTTAAGAATGATCGTAAGGGCGCTGCCTTTAGTTCTGATGGTACAGACTACAATTCTGGACCATACAAACATCTACAAGCACCTGACCCTGAATTCTTGGCAGAAAGGTTGGAGCGGCTTAGTTTTGAGCAGTACAGTCTTACTCCAAAACAACAGAGCTATATCCGAAATTTTGTTAATGACTTAGATAGCTCTTTGTCGGTTAATCAAAGAGCAGCTGTTACGGATGTAATGCGCCAAACATTTTCTCGTGCAAATAAGAACGGGGAAGTCTGGGAACAACCTGTTTCTGTATTCCGCAAATTTATGCTTAATGCTGTACAAGATAACGGTACCTCTCTTTTTAACAGATCTGTAGAACGTGGCAAAATGTTTGGGCCTCTCGGGTCTAGACTAGCTGACGATCCTGATGTATTTATACTAAATAGAAAATATACTATATCTCAGATTGTAGAAGACCAGCTAAGAGATAATCGCTATATAGAGACTTGGCGAGGTAAACAGGGCGCTAAACTTGCCCGGAGAGCTTACTATAACCGTAGTGCTCCTATTTCAGCTTATACCCAACCAATCATTAAAAGGTATCCTTCAATTAAAAATGCTAAAAAGGCATTATTAAATAAGATACCGGGTTATAAACAGTGGCAAGCTATAAATAAACTCTTGGAACCCAAGGGGCCATCTGATTCCTGGATTACACAACAGATAGCTAAACTTCGGGGAACTACCCGTGAGTTGCTTGATGGAGAGTTCCTCTTTGCTAGCAATAGGAAAAAGGCTATTAGAAATCTAAATGACAAGTCAACCAGTGCCTTGGCTAAATCAATGGAAGCTATTGCACAGGCGGATGGTGCAGATTATGACCAATTAGCAATCAAGATTGGACAAATATTTGATCAAGAGCTAGGTAATCTAAACCCATTCCGATCTAAGACTCTTGGGGAATTCCACAAGGATGGCTCTAAGATTTTAGCGAATCTAGAAAAGCAAAAGCTTATTCGCACAGATGTCTTCAGAGACTCTGGGACAAGCTCACCGATCGACATTGTTACAGGTAGACCTGCAGCTGATAAGACTCTGCGAGGAACCTCCGTATTTAAACAAATACAAATAATCGACGGGGATCTTCGCCAGCTTCAGATTGCTCACGCAAAAACTCGTACAGCTAGGCGGTTTGGGGTTTACAATAATAGAGATAAGGTCTATGCTCGTGCAGGTCAAAAAGAGTACTATGATGCTCGTGGCCGCAAGACAAAGATGCCAGTTGTATCTGAAAAAGTATACCCCGACTATGATCCTAAGCAGATTGACCGTGAAATGGCTCAAATGCTTAATCATGCTAACTCCGTAAAATACCAAGTTGACAATGACTTTTTTGACTTTGCTGAAGAGGTTATTTACTTTAAAGCTAAACGTGCTGGTGACTCTAAGCTGCTAGAACAAAATGAATGGAAGAAGTTATTTATCGATGCTAGAGGTAATGATGGTCGTGGGGTTTTGGCTACTGCCAAATTCCATAGACAAAGAAATCAAAGTTTTTCAGTTGACGCCTCAATTGATTTCCGTGGGCGTGTATATCACCGTGGACTATTAACCCCAACCAAGGGGGAGACTGTACGTCCGTTTTTAAATACGGCAAAGGGAGTTTCTATTACTCCAAATGCGGTTGAAGAGCTTATGACTCAAATTGGTGCTGCAACAGGTGCTGCTACCGAAGTACTAACTGTAAAGGGTAGGCTAAAAGCCTTTAAAGCTATTGAACAAGATCTGCTAGAGCTTGGTGGCTATATGTTAGATAAGCCTTCTCAGCGTGCAGGGCAAGTTCGAAAGTTCATTGCTAAAACCCATCAAATGGGTCTTGATGATGAACACATAGGTAAGGTCTCTCGGCTTGCTCTAGAATACACTCGTATATACCGACATATGGGCGGTAAAATGTTAACTGATAAGTCTAAGTGGAGTTCCGCAGATATTAAAAAGTTAGCTCAGTACAAGACTAAGATGATGATTGAAAATGATGCTAGTTCTTCTGGTGCTCAAATTATCGCCTTGTCTACTAAGGATCGTGCTGCTGCCGACTTATCTAATGTTGTTCAAACTTCAAGTAAACAAAGATTATACGATGAGATCGCTAAGAGAACCGTTAATGATCCTGAGTTTCTAGCTATACCTGAACTTGCTGAATTAGACCTAGATTGGTCAGACCTTATGAAGGCTGCTAAAAATCAAAACATGGTTACGTTCTATGGTGCTGGTGACGCTACCAAGGCTAATAACGTTTCTAATGCTTTTGCGAAAGTGTTAGCGAATAAAGGTAAAGTGACTATTTCCGCTAAAGAGGTGGATAAGTTTAAAAAGGCCATTGATGCTAAAATTAGCTTTGAAATGGACAGAAAGAATTGGGCACGTATTGACGAACTACGTGACATAAAGAAAAACGTGGTACTGGCTTCTAAAGACGGAAAGCCTATCACAGACTCCCTACACGACATTGCCAAGGCAGAGTTTAGAGATGGGATTAAGAGTTCAGAAGAGATGCATACTTTTCTATACAAACTTAAAGACGAGACAGGAGACCTTGTAGGTACCCGTGTCTTTGAGAAAGTATCTAAAATTATGACTCGCTATCTTGAAGAAGAGGTTCCTGTGACCGGAAAGTTTATCAAGTTCTGGAAAGACGTAGCAAAAGACTACGTTGCAGAATCTGGTTCAGTTGACATTCCTTGGGTTACTTTTGATGGTAAAACAATGATGCAACGCTATCGTGTCAAGGAACAAGTAAGAATTGACTTTACAGACCCAGTCACTGGGCAAAAGGTCTTTAATATTTACGAGACTCCCTCTCGTGATGGTAAGCTACTATCACAACAATCAATACAGGACGCTGCTATTGGATTAGGGGTTAATGGGAACCACAGCAATGACGCCGTGCTCGTAAGAAGATTTCACCTTTGGGGGCGAAAGAATAATGTCGATACTGGTACAATCCACGATGCGTTCTTTACAAACCTAGGTGACGCAGTAAATGCGAAATTTGCCTTAAGACAGTTTTATGCTGATGCATTAAAGTCTGGGACAATAGAACAAACTCTCAAGGCTATGAGAGACTCGGGCATGTCAAGAGCGACATACCGGAAATACGTACAACGTGCCAAACAGGACGGGCTTTTAAAGTCTGGCCCAGAGGCGCTAACCTACCGAGAAGTCCTAGATCCGATTAAGGACGGGAATGACTGGTATGGTATCGGACCATAGGTTGTACCTATGTTTGATATAAACTATTTAAGGTGTCTGTGACACACAATCATATTTAATTCTAGCTGTGCTAGGAAAGGAATTATCATGGAAAATCAAGTAGAGAATGAAGTAGTAAATGAAGAAGAAGAAGCTGTACAATCAACTGAAAAGGTTGAGGAAACAGTAGAAGCCCCTAAGGCATCTGAAGATGATCTCGAAGCTATCGTAAATGAGCGACTGGCTAAGATGAAAGAAAACATGGACCGAATGGCCAAAGAACGTGATGACGCACTAAAGCTAAAAGCAGACCTTGAAGCTAAAAGCAAAGAGGACGCAATTGCCCGTATGAAAGAAGAAGGCAAGCTGCAAGAAGCTTTAGAAATGGAACTTGCAGACGCCAAAGCTAAACTGGCATCTTATCAAGAGCAGAATACAAAACTCTCTCGTGATAATGTCCTAAATCAGGCTCTGGCAGGTATGGATTTCCGTAATGAAAAATCTCGTGACATGGCTCGGCGTGAAATTGTTGAATCATTAATTCAGAGTGAAGAAGGGGCTTGGGTACATTCTTCTGGCATGACTATCTCAGACTTTGTTGAGTCTTATGCTAAATCCGAAGACAACTCTTTCTTGTTCCGTCCTAAAAATAACAGCGGAGCAGGTACAGGTACTCCTGCAGGAGCACCATCAACTGAGCAGAAAAAGGCCATTGGCCAAATGACTACTCAAGAAATTTTAGCTCTTGCAGCTAAAGGCCAACTAGGTAATTTTAACCTATAAGAACACTATATACAGCTATAAAGGAATTATAAAATGGCTATCTCAAATACAGACTTCCAGAATATCGCTCTGGCAATCTCCGCCTACGGTGACGAGGCCTACACAAAGGCTAAGAAACTTAATGGCACAGGTATCGTTGCTGCTGACCAGCGCATCGACCTTTCTGGCGAATCTTTCATCGGTCAATTCCGTTGGTACAAGCCACTTTCAGCAACAGTAAACGTTGCCTCCTTGGCCTCTGCAACAGATGGTACATACACAGGTATCGCAACTGACGTTGCTGACTTTGTGAAAACAGTTCGTACCTTCGGTGCAGAACAAGTAAACATGCAAGAAGTTGTATCCCAGCAAGACGGTCTGGCGAAAATTGCCCGTGACTTTGCTGAAGTCCGTGCGCAAGACGAGCATGACGCTCTGTTGTCAGTACTCAAGGGTGTAGCTGCTCACGAAGTTGGCCTCGGCACAACTTCCGGCATTATTGACTTTGACACGGACGCAGACGCCTCTGGTGTTGGCTCCTTTGTAGACGTTAACGCTGCTGGGCTTCACGGTGCTGCTGCAACTGGCGCTTCTGACGCACGTAAACTCTTTGACTCCACTGCAATGGGCGCTGCCCGTGGTGAGCGCTTGTTCCGTTCTATCGGTGCTGCATTCAAAGATTACGAACCAGACTTCATGTACATGGTTACTTCCCCTGAAGTTATGGCTGAAATGCGTGCTGCCAACTTGGTTGACGAAACAACTGTTACTGAAGGTAACATTGAGTTCACAACAATCTTTGGTGGTAAATTCCGCCTGATTATGACTCGTGCAAATCAAGGTAACTTGGGTGCTGAGTCTGAAGTAAACGCACAGTCCACAAAGACTACCTTCATTATCAAGCCAGGTTCTGTAGCTTCTGCTGCTATGCCAATCCCAACCCCTGTTGAAGTTGACCGTTCAGCGGCTTCCTACATGGGCGGTGGTTCTACAAATGTATGGTATCGCTGGGGCTATGCGATGCACCCAATGGGTTATGACTGGGCTGGTTCAACAACTGCCTTTGCAACTAACGCAACTATGGGCGCAGCCGCTTCGTATGCACGTAAAATGGACGCATTGAACTTGGGCATCCTGCCTATCTTCCACGCTTAACTATGATAAGAGAGTGAACTAATGGCACTTGTACTTAATACAAACAGTTATGTAGAAATAGCAGATGCTGATACATACTTTGAAACTCGTATTGACAGTGCCGAATGGACTTCTGCTACAGACGAGATCAAAGAGCAAGCTTTGGTTACTGCTACTCAGTTAGTAGATGACCATGCTTGGATTGGGTCTGCTGTTAGTTCCTCTCAGGCTTTAGCTTGGCCTCGTAAAAATGCTATTTACATTGATGATCGTTTAGGTCTTCAAGTTACAATAGCACAAAACGAAATCCCAAGTCGTGTTAAAACCGCTGTCTATGAACAAGCATTACATCTTGTAAATAATGAAGACCTACTGGCAGGTACTACTCAAACTTTCGAGAGTATCTCCGTAGGCTCCATTAGCCTTACAGATAGTAATAGCGATGTTACAAGAACCTCTATTAAACCTTCTGTAGTTATGAGACCTATTAGGCCTTTACTTCGCAGGGGCACTACCGGGCAAGGCTCCGGATGGTGGAGGGCGAACTAATGTCACTAAACGCTAAAATCCGTGCCGCTGTAAATAAGGCTTTTACAGCTGTAGGAGATTTAGTTGTTACTGGGACACTTTCCTCTCGCAAAGTCTCTAACTACGATTTCGCTAATCGGGGTGTAGTTTCTTCTGTGTCAACTTCTTCTGTAGAAGTTATAATTCAGTCAACTCAAAAGCCTTCTGGCGATGGGTTTACGGTTACGGCACTAATGAAATTCGGCCCGGACTTATCTGTTTATGATACCCTTACTGTAGGTAGTGATATCTATAATATTGCTGATTACTCTGACGATGGTTTCTTAGTAACTGCAATACTTGTTAAGGAGAGGTCGTAATGTTTGATAATGTATTGGCTGACATCGAAGGAGTCTTTGGCGGGGCAGTTTGGAATGCTAACAGCATACCCACATTCCCTATGAACTACCAAGGTAGCATAGGATCAAATGTTCAAGAGTTTGTTCGTTTGAATGTACTGCCAAGTGCAAGTAACAACTATGCCTATGATGACAAGAAAAAGACAACGGGGCTAATTGCAGTAAAAATGTTTGTAAAAGCAGGAGATGGTCAGGGGCGACTCATGGCAATTGCTGATCTTTTAGACATTGTACTTCAAAACAAAACACTGCCCAACGGCACAAGCCTTGGAACATCATACTTAACAATAGAAGGGCTAGATCCTTCTAATAATTCGCTTTACAGCGCATCTTATTTCATTCCATTTACACTATACGGAGAATAAAAATGGCACATATTTCATCACTCGGTGCAGGTATCTTTACATACCTGGACCTCTTTAAAGGCACAATCCCAGCGGGTACTGATACCGCAGCTGAATGTGCTGCACTATTTGTAGGAACAACCCCAGGAACAGCAGACGCAGATCATGTGCGTATGCCTTCTGTGCGTGAGTTCCCATCCGTGGGTACACCTGCAAACATCGTAAACGTACCTGTTTATGGTCAGAAAACATCTTCTCAGGTTCAAGGTCAGGCCGATGCGCCAAGCCTCGAAGTTACTGTTAACTATGTTGCAGAAGACATGACAGCAATCCACGCCCTTGTTGGTCAAACTGTTATCTTCCGCTTCATGATGGCTGCTTCCGCAGTTACTCCTGATGAGGCCGCCGCTGCAACTTTGGCTGTAGAAAACACAGAATTCTACTTCCAAGGTAAAATTGAGGCTATTCTGGTTAACCCAGCCTTGACAGACTCCACAACTGCAACCGTTACTCTGTCTACTCAGTCAGATTTCTTCGGTCCAGCAACTTTGGCTGCTGCCTAAAACAATTAGGGGGCTCCTCCGGGAGCTCCCTTTTTTAAGGAGTAATTATGGATAAACCATTTAGTAAATCGTTTGTTATGCGTACAACGTTCCGACACATGCGTAGGAGTGTTGATATTAGTATTCGAAAAAGCTTTGAGAGATTCAAAGACTTTGATAATGATAGCCGAGCCGGAAAAGAAATTATGGAAACTCTTTCTGTATTACATACAGTACGTAAGATGTTAGACGATTTCCAATTAGAAAACGCAGAGCTATTTAATGATAAAGATAAGTTAGGATAAGATATGAAACATCTCGTAAATAAATCAATGACAGAAAAAGTCCCATTTATGGGCGACGAAGTTGAAGTGCGTAAATTGACTGTTGGCCAAATTATGGACATGCAGAAGATTATTCAGAAGGCTGAAAAATCTAAGGCGGAAGACGCTCAATTGAAACTCCTTTGTGATATTATTAAAATTGCCGTAGTGGGCGCAGAAGATCTGTCTGAAGAGGACTTTTCTTCTTTTCCGCTAGGCGAACTTTCAGAACTTTCTACACATGTTATGCGTGTATCAGGTCTCGGGGGCGTTGAGGGAAACTAACTCAATC